CATCGGCATGATTGACAATATTTTGCACCCGTGTGGTCATATCTAATCCGGGTAGCACGCCGCCAAGCCTTGCTATGTATGGGGATTTCCTGTCTACTATCTCAACCTTAGATCCATCGGAGTCCAGAAATGACCAAATATTATCCACCACAGCAGCAGGATCGAGCTTTCGATAAAGCCCGCCAGTATTGGTCATTCTCTTTAGCGATATATTAATTTCTGCCATACTTAAAAATTTATAGGACACCCTCAAGCGCGCCGCCGCCACTGCCCGAAACATCACCAGGAAGAAATACACTCAATGCGCCGTCAAAAACTAACGCCTGACCGTCTGTTGCACCTGAAATTGGCCCTACATCGTCCAGTTCTGAAATGCTCGATATTTTTAATGAGTTTATAGCTAAGTATCCTGAAATATTCTGTAATTCGTTTTGGTTAGGCGTTGTATCCCTTAAGTCCCCAAGTGTAGAGTTATAAGAGAATGCTACAACAGTTCCCGATGCAATAGCATTAGTTAAAGTGAAGTCGATGGTATTAGTGCCAGACCCGCTATAAGCTGTAATAGGGTTGTTAGTAGGGCTGGAAATGGATATTCCAGTAGTTCCCGATAATTGCATCTTTTTATTAAACAACAACCTCACCACCGTAGAGGTGATTAAGAACGCCTGTATAATAAATGGCGCAGACGTATCAGCCGCAGCAGCAGGGTCTAGCACTAGCACCCATGAAGTTCCATTGTGTCGAAATATCCTACTCGTAGCAAGCGATAAAACTATTTTACTATCAGTTGAATCGTAAGAAGTCGCAATCGTATCGTTACTGACAAAGACTATACCCCTATCTCTAACCTCGGTAGCCAAAGCGTCTACGTTGTTACCTACGTCGGTTTCACTAATAGAATTTACCGATGTGCTATTAGTAATTTGACTGGCTATGTTAGATCTTATAGTTGGTATCTGCGCCATTAAACGTATTGTGTTGTGTACTGTTGAGTAAATATTCCACCGCTATTCGTGCCACCTACGACTGTTATCTTGCTTACGCAAGTCATCTGAAACGTATAACTGGCAAGCCTTCCAGACGTTTTTGATTGTACTGTTTCGTTTATGTAAACACTACACTCGTACCTAACTTCATTAGCCTGTGGGTCTGTAATGGAAAACCTAACGTTGAATTTTTGCCCGGCAAGCTGAGAGGCTACTAAATCAGTTGAGTTGTATAAGTCTGTACTGATGATCTTTACCAAACCTGAGCCTGAAAATCTTATATCCTTTTTGCCCGGCTTGTATGTTTTGTAAGATGAATCAGTCTTGGGAGCAAGCTCTATCATCTCCGTAGTGATGGTCATATCAAAATCCTTAGCGCAGCCAATGGGCTTCATGTCGGCACCGATTTGCGCGTAAAGGATTAAATTTCTACCGTTTACTACGTCCGCCATTTATTCAAAATTATTCAAACTTTGGTAAATTATATTCAATATTTTTCAACAAATTATTCTGATTGGTAGATATATCCAAAGCTGTGATCTGGATAATTATCCGGGTCTTCATCATCTGCATCATCCCATGTTTCCAATAGCGTAGCCCTTACCGTTCCTGCGACGAAATCTATCTCTGAAAGGTTTACTATCATGAATTGTTTATCCGGTGCGTCATCCACAAAAACAAACCTGTTCATTAGTCCTATGGGTACCCTTACCCCTGAATCATTCCACATTATCCCCAGAAAGGTTACGTCCAGTTTAAACCTTCGCTTCCTGTCAAGTATCATGTGAGCAATAGCCTTGTGCCGCTTAAATGTGAACCTTTCGGTAGGGTATTTTATTCTATACCACCTGTCCCCTGTTAAATCGCCATTGTAGAATAATGCTCCCTTATGGACGCGGTTATTAGCGTCATCTAAGTATGTTCTTTCGGAATAGTTTTGTCTTACATCTTCAGGGCGGGTGTATTGGTCGTAATCCCCTGTTACCCCTAGTTGACGGTTGCTTTCCCTGATCGTTATCTGAAGACCTTTGAAATTAGCGTCCGAATTTCTCAGGGTGTGGACGTTATAAAGCAAAATGTATATCTTCCCCGGTACTGGCACCCCTTTAGACCTTACGGAATAGGTGTTCCAGTTGCCGTCACTTTCACCGGCAGAAAGGGCAAGGGTCAAACTTTTAACGTTGGTTGAATAGGTCGTATTGGTTGGATACCATACGCCGTCATCGTCAAGGGTGTAATTTGTTGTCCCGCTGAATGGCTCCAACTGGATTACGCCTATGTTTATGTTTGATATCCCGTTTTGTGGATTTCTTTGAGTTCTATAATCAATATCTATTTGAAAACTATCCCCGGTGTTCATGATCACGCCACTTGAGCGCATAAAGTGCGGCTGGGCTGGATCTCGTTCAATTACTACATAATTATCAGTAATATTGCCATCAATGTCTTTTTCTTCCTTACGGTAAAACTGCGCTGTACCTGGATTATAAGACCCTAGATTACCCCTGTAAAGCGTCCAGCATTCTACGTAGTACGTATCCGTAGTGGGTACTATTCTCGAACCTCTTAAGAAGCTCTGATTGCATATAATTTCAGCCGGAAACTCATACAAGTATTCAATCCTGTCTATCTTGTAACCCCTGCGAAATGATCGCCTCATTTCGGGCTGTATCGGAACTACGTCCTCATTCTCACCTACGTTTACGATGAAATCCCTATCAAATGGCGTAAGGCTAAGGAAGTTCTTAACAAAGCCTTTCACATTCCCCGGTTGAAGAAAATGCTCCATTCTTACTATCCACCATTTTCCCCTGTATTGGAATATGGTTTGATTGTAAGCCTTGTTAATTTTTTCTACTACTTTATCCGCTGCGTCCTTCTCAAAGGTTTTGGCGTCAAGTGTAGCCTGCGCCAAAGGATTGCCAGTAGTAGACATACCCTCGTAGAACAACTGATTAATAACCGTTGAACCAATGTACTTTACGGGAGTGGTATCTAAGGCATACGCCAAATAGCTTTCCACGCTGTTTTGGCCTGTATTTGTATTAATTACCGTTGATAATTGCCCTAGTCCGTCTGAGGCCCTTAAAGTAAAAAAATGTCTACTGTCCCGCCATGCTTCCTCAAAGTCATCTTGTAAAAGCCAGCCTATCCAATACACAACACCGTTTACCCATAGCTGAACTTGAATATCTGTTTCGTTTTCAGTTAAGAAGTCATCAATAGCCACGTTATCAGAAAGTATTTCCATCTCGGCCTGAAAGCCTCGGATATGCTTAAAAAAGTCATGATCTGTGTTGAACTCCTTTAATACAAAAGCTCTGGGGCCAGCTTCTAAGGTTGTTACTGATCCTATGTAATTATTAAAAAAGAAGTAAACATTGCAAGTATCACCCTGAAATGTTTTGAAGTCGTATTGATATTTAATTGCGTAACTCAACCTACCCTCCTTATTTGAGCGTTTCCGGCGTTCATTATGCCTACAAAGTCAGTTCCCCTTCCTGTTAAGTTAACTTGTCCGCTTAATTGTAAACCGCCACCTGATAAACCGCCAAACGATGGCGCGGCCACACCTCCTAAGCCTGATAATGCACCAAAGATTCCACCAAACCCTTTAACAGCAGCACCGCCGATAACCGTACCGCCGGGAAATATTGAGTTTAATATAGCAGCAAGTATTGCAGCCTTTGCAACAGTTAACGCAATTTGAACCACAAGAGCCTTGAATGACTGTGCCAATGCCTTGCCTACACTTTGCCCGTTTTCTAATGCACCAAATACCGTTTGAATTGCAGGTGCAAGGAACTCGTTAAACTGTCCTGTAATCTCTGCCGTCTTGTTCTTAATTGCCTCAAGCCCACCAATGGCATTTTGCACCTCAGTAGATGGGATAATATTTATTCTACCGTTAACTTTTAGTTTACTAAATGCCTCTTGTATGTCTCTTACTACTTGGTCCGAGAAAGCAGAGCCAAAATCTCGTGTTTGGTTTGTTAGTGTTTGTAAAGATCCCGGAACGTCAATGTCAGGAACTATCTTAATACCTTTAACGTCTTTTGCGGTTGCATCTTCAAATATAGAACCAAAGTCTAGTTTGCTTACTATTTGCTCTGTGCCGCCTAATATTGCGTCTGCCTGCTTTTTGAAGTTGTTAATGATGTCCTGAAACGCCTCGTCAAATGTTTTCTTGGTTGCTACAACCTCAACACCTATTGCGATATCACCTCTAAGCCCTTGTTGAGCTTTACCCAATCTTTCAATAAGGTCAATCTCGTTCTTTAGCTTGTTAGCGTCTTTCTGTCTTTGTTGAGAGCCTTTTACCTGTGCATCATTCAGCCTTACTAAGTCTTCTGCATACTTCTTAGCAACCTCTCTTAAGCGTTCCTGTTGGGATTCGATGAATATTTTACCGAGAAGGCTCTTTACATATTTGTCGTAACTTTTGGTTAATTGGTCAACTGTTACCCTTTCACTGTCAAGGCTTTTAAAGTAGGTAGGTGCCGATTGATTTAGCTTCTTTAGGATCTTGTCTTGGTCTTCTCTTCTACCTGCCAATTGAGGGTAAAGATTAACCAGCAAACTAATGTTAGCTAGTTCATCACTTATGCCCTCTACGCTCTTTTTTTGCGCCTCAGTTAATTGCTTTGTTCCACCTATCAGAGCATTGAACGCCCCACTCAAAGAACCGTATTTCTGAATTAAAGCCGTAACGCCTGCGGTAACCGCACCAAAGGCAAACGCCAAGCCAGCAGGGCCAAACAAAGAAGCACCCAAAGCCTTTAACGCTGCACCTGTACCCCCTGAAGCCCTTGATAATGCAGTAAACTGGTCTAATACGATTGGTAAGTTGTTTTGAATAGCGATAAACCCAAAAGGAAGGTCTCGTGCTACTTGTCCTAGTGCATTAAGTGAAGGAACAGCACCCGCCGCCGATGGGCCAATTTTACCAATAGCTACGCCGAACTGGTCAAAACCCTGCTTGCCTACGTTCCTTAAACGTTGTGCAGTTTCATTCAGTTTATCAAGTTCTTTGTTAGCCCTTACAAGGTCTTGCCCCGCTAGTCCTTTAATGGATTTGCTCAGGTCTTTTATCTCTTGTTCTACCTGATTAATTGACCGGGTAAACTCGATAATATCAGCACCAACCTTTATCCGTAGTCCTTCGCTCATTTTAACGCTTCAAAAAGTTTTTTAATCTCGTCCTCGTCCGCTTCCTGTGGTTCATCCAAAGGCCATAGCTCCTCCGGGCTGTTTATCTTTGAGCCTGCCGTTTTAGCAATAACATACATGATGTTTCTGTTTAGCTTGCTCTCGTATATCCTAGCCCGGTGAAAGCCCTTAGCCATTAACTCAAATTCAACAGGCGAAACAGAGTAGAACTCTTTAGGGGTTAAGCCCATTTCATAGGCTAGTATCTCTACTTCTTGGAAGTCTTTTTTTTTGCTTCCACATCGCCAGTTGCTTTCATCTGAACATCTACCCAAAGTTTTATAGCGTCTGTGATTTCTTGAATAGCATCCTTGTTAGTTAAGCTACTTTCAATGAAGTCTACAATCTGCTCAAACGTTACAATTTCAGGTTCATCTTTAACTGCGCAATAGTTTAAATGCCCGCCATAGATGACATGAGCCATGCCTATTTCTGTTATATTTTCACCATCAAAGAAGTATTTACTTGATAGTTTAGATTCAAGGTACTTTGCAGCCCTCATACCAAACTTCAATACTACATCATGGGAATTGATAGTAATTTTTGTTGTATTCATGTTATACGGTTGTGTCAATAACGCCGTCAGAGTTAAGTGTAATTGAGAATTTAACATAACCTGCTGATTCGCCTGTAAGGTCAAGCTGCGTGATACGCGCATAGAATGAATGGAAATAAGCAGCACCCAAAGAAGAACCACTAACTACTGGATTCTGAACCCTTACGTGTACCAATGTTTTGTTTACGAAAGCCGTCAACAATGCGTTGTAACTTACCTGTGAAACCGTTGGTGCAGTCTCACAAACAGCATCAGCCGTGATTGTGTACTTTACCGAACCTACCGCCGTCAGAAGTCCGCAATCTGTGTCTTCCTCTGTTACGTCTACTGAACCTGAAACCGTCTTTGATTGAACGCAAACGAGAGTTTTGTAAGAACTACCGCCCGCTACGTCAATTTCAATAGGTTGATTTGCGCTTAATACTTGTGCCATGTTACTTTTGAATTAATGATTGTGTGAATGTTAATATCTTTCTTGTTATGTATGTTTCGCCGTCTCTGCCGTCTAAGTATAAAGAGTTGCTATTCTGAATGTGGCCTATGTAGAAATCAGCATTTAGTAAATTCCCTGGAATGGTTGCCAAAACCGCCTCAGTGATACTCTGTGAAATACTATCTACCGCGTCCCTGTCTTTGTACATGTACTGCCGCGTCACGATATCAATTACTATTTCCGTTGGTCTAATAAACAAATGGTCATTAGCCTCGTTAGCCTCTGTGATATTCCCAATAAGAATGTAATAATCAGGCACAGTCTGAACAGGCGCATCATCGTACACCGGAACGCTTGTTCCATTATACGTTAACCCTGTTAAGGCTACTCTGTATGCGTCTCTTATGGCCTTAGATGCGTTTTTCACGTCTGATTATTTCTCTTATGTTTTTAACTATATCTACCTGATAAGCAAACACACTAGGGAAGAAAAACGGCCTCGCTGGTAAATTCACTTGTCTTATTCCCTTTCCCTTGAATTGGATAGCGTATTGCTCTAATCCTTTGGGAACGTTTACTAAACCACCTGTGCCAAATTCTATGTATGGTGCGTAACCAACGTTCGCAGATAACTCCCAATTCAAGAAAGCGTTTCGGCTCGCAGTTATTGAGCCTCTAAGCCTTCCCGTTCCCGTGTTCACAGGTGCAAGCCTTTTAGCACTTCTCTCCATGTTCCTTACACCTGCTGCTATTTCATCGTCAATATCCTCAGCTATCTTCCCACCTTCCTTAGCTAGCTTAGTAAGTACCTCCTGAAATCCATCCAATTCAATAGTAAACCCCTTCAAATCACAACCTTTTTATATAGTCTGGAATTAAGCAAATTCCTATGCGGGAACTCTCTTATATCACCATCTTTATCAGCTTCAAAATTCAATCCCCTGTTCTTATACTGCCATGCCACTAATACCTTTATGTCTGTCTTTAAGTCTTCAGGCAGCGAGATAAACCCTGTTTGATATGTAACCTTAAAACAACCGTTTCGAATCTTTAATGTGTCCCCTATTAGTGCGTACTCCGCAGGGTCAACCAATGTCCACGTAATAAACGATGTCAGTTCATAAACGCTTGTTATACTTCCCACTGGAGAATAAGGAAGCTCGATTTTTTCCCTGTCTACATCAACAATGCTTTCGAGTGTCTTTATACCGAATGATAATCCGGTAAACTTCTCTAAGTGCTTACGAGTGGATTTACTCAATTCAATGAGTAAAGTATCATCATCGGTGAAGTCCTTTATTCTTAGCCAGTTTTTAATCTCCGTTAAGGAAACTGGCTCCGATACCATGTCTGTAATTACCTCTACTTTCATCTGAATGTATATTTATTCGGCACATCTCTTATCCATGCCTCAAATGCTTCCAATTCTTTGTTAGGATCTAGTTCCCTACTGCGTTCCTTCGCTTTCTTGCTGGCCTTCTTGTACTCTTTCGGATCGTCTAATTTCTTAATAGCCTTTACCCAACCATCGATATCGTCCCTGTCTACATATATCCCCGCGTCTGCACAGTTTTCTTTTAGTCCAGGCGTTGGGTTGCATATCACCGGAATACCTGAACTCATGGCCTCTGTGGCTGTCCTTCCCCAACTTTCGAAGTTGCTAGGCATTATCAATATCCTAGTTTGCTCGTATGCCCTCATGATGAATGGCGTGTTATCCATTATCGTTACGTTGCTAGGCTGATCCGTGTGCTGTCCTTCGCTAGCTGGCTCGCTATAACTTCCTTTCACACCTAAGAACTGTTTTTCTGGTAACCTAGTAGCTATCTCCCTCAGTATCTTTCCACCCTTGTTGCCGTCTAAGTTTATGAGGGTTATAAATTGGTTTTTCTCAGGATCTCGGTTTATATCGTACTGCCTCCAATCAACGGGAGGGTGAACTGTAATACTTTCGTGTTGGTAGTTTAGTTTCTCTTTCGCTGCCTCTGAATTGTAAACGATGTACTGAG